TTATGGTTTGACGATCCGCTTGAGGGCGTCGGTTTTCGCCGGGGCGAAGCCGTAGAGACATTCGAGGGTGATGAAGATCTTGTTGGCGCGGGTGTCGGTGAAGCGCAGGTAGCCGAAGGTCATGCCCGTAGTGGGATCGGTGACGGCCCCGGCCTCTTGGTAGTCAGCCACCGGTTGGAGGTAGCGCATGGCCACGGCGACGGCACTGGAATGGGCTGCGAAGCCAACGAGCTTTTCCGCATGATCCGACGGGATGAGCGACGTCTCATGCAGGTTGAATCCGGCGAGCCGCTTGACCATGCCTTCGGTGACGGCCGGGGCGTTGAGGTTCAAGTTGAAGCTCTTGGCCACCACGTCATCGGCGAGCATGTTGGTGTAGTAGCCGGCGTCGAGCACCAGCGAGCGCGGGTTGGGCGGCATCTTGGCATTGCCGCAGGCTTCGCGCAGACTGAGCACCTTCTTGTAATCGAAGGCGGTGGGGGCGAGAGCGGCGATTCCCGGAGCGCCGAAGTTGGCCAGCGTGATGCAACTGAAGATGTCCACCAGCACGTCTTGGGCGAGTTGCTGGGCGGCTGCTTCCACCAAGGTTTCGAGCACGTTGAGCGAAGTCTCGGCGGATTCCTTGGCGGTGACGTGGACGGTCTTGTATTTGTGGCGGTTGAGCGTGACGGGAACCACGGTGACCGTGGAATCAGCATTGGCTGAATAGTCACCGGCGAAGTCGCTCGACGTGCTGGGCGAGCCGACAAGCGGAACACGCACGGTGTCTAACTTTTCGGCAGGCTGCGGACTGAAGTCGGTGGAGAACGACGTGACCGGCAGAAGGTTCGACATAAAGGGCTGGAGCGCCCGTTGGGCGACCTTGATGTCTTTGACGTTGGTAAGGGTGTTGGACATGGCTTTCTATCAGGCTTGGTGTTTGAGGATGAGGGCTTGTTGTTCCGGGGTGAGTTTGCGCCAGAAGGCGGTTTGCTCGGCGGGATCGGTGATGGCGGCGAAGCGAGCGTGGAGATCTGCTGCCTGGGAGGCATCTCCAGCAGGCGTCACATGGGCGGGCATCGTGGTGCCGGTGGAGGCGACGACGCGGGCAACTTCAAGTTGCAACTTCCGATCAAAGTCGCACTGCGATGCTTCAAGCTCGGTGATGCGGGTTTTCATCGAGCCGACTTGTGCCTTCACTCCATCTCGCTCGGTGATGAGATTGGCAGCTTGGTTTTTCACCTCATCGCGCTCCGCTTTGAGCGTGTCGATTTCAGCTGCGAGCAATTCAACTTCGCCGCGCAGTGAATCGACGCTGGTGGATGCCTCGTTGAGTAGCTCGGTTTGAGCTTGGTGGTCCCGCTGGAGGTCGGTGACCTGGGTGCGGGCTTCGGCTAACTGGTCTTCGATGGTGGTGTCCATTGACCGTGCGCCCGTGTCAACCGCCGCATGATAAACGCGCAGACGGCGCATCGCTTCGGCGCGGTCGGAAACCATGCCCGCGAGGTTGTTACGCTGGGCCTGCTTGCCGCTGAAGGTTTGTCCTTCCATCGCCTCGGCAGGAATCGCACGACCCTTTGCCAGAACCGCCACATGGAACTCCCCGGCGATTTCCGCGAGGTTGGCGGAAATGAGTTCGCGCTGATCGTCGGTGAGCGGCGTGCCGGGTGCGCCCATCGCCTTGTATTTGCCGACGGCGAAGACCTCGACCTTGATGCCCGCACTATCGAGGGCAGCGGAATTGTCGATCACCGCTTGCACCACTCCGATGGAGCCGACCTGTGCGGAGGGCGTGGCGTAGATGGCGCGGGCCTGACTTGCGATCCAGTAGGCCGCCGAACACATCAGGCCGGACGAGAAGGCGTAAACCGGCTTCTTCTTGTCGAGGGCGGCAACGGCATTCGCCAGTTCCGGCGTGCCGGCCACGGTTCCTCCCGGCGAGTCGATGTTGAGAAACACCGCCTTGATGTCATCTCGCCCCGCTGCCTCGCGGAGCGCCGCGCCGATGTCCTCAGAACTGGTGGCCCCGAAGAAAATCCGAGCGAAGAGATCGGGCTTTCGCAGGATAGGGCCTTCGATGGCGACCACGCCGATGCCGTCTTCGATGGATAACAGCGGGCTTTCGGATGCCTGCTTCGGAAGAAAGCCACCGCGATCCACCAGTCCCCGCAATGATGCGGCCATGGATTGCAGGGCATCAGGCTGGATCAGCCACTCACGATGTTGAAGAACCGGGTTCACGCCCGGTCGGTGGTGTCAACGGACTGCCAGACGGCTTCCAGAGCATTTCCACTGGCACACCATGTTTCGCCGCCGTTTCGAGGATCAGTTTCGCATCGCTGGCGCGGCGTTCGATTTCCTCGCCGAAGTCCGCGCCCTGTTCGTTGAAGTGATCCGAGAGAGTCTTGAGTCCCATCTCAACATCGGCGCGGTTCTGTTGGGCCTCGCGTCCTGCATCCACGGTCACCCGTTTGGGAGGAACCGTGCAGATTTTCCACCATCCTTCGATGGGCGGCAGAAGTCCTCGTGCGATGGCATCGCCGATCACGTAGGCCCACACCGGCTTGATGAGGCGGCTTTCAAGGATCATCTGGCGGAAGGAGAACCTGCGATCCGCCTTGGCGACAATCAATCTAACACCCGCGCCGCCGATCTTGCTCGAATCTGCCACGAACTCGAAGGGAATCACCCCAAGTGCGGAATCACGACGCAGGTGTTCGAGGAAACCTGTGAACGTGGGCGATGGGCGATTAGATTGGAAACTGTCGAGAGACTCGTCGGGTTTGAGAGCTATCAGTTTTCCACCCACGATGCGTTGCAGTGAAACCGGGTCACTCGAATCATTACCGGTTGCCGCGCCACCGACCACGAAATCGCCATTGTCATCAATTTCGCCACGCGCCGTTTTCAAGATGCGGGACACATCCGCGTTGTCCTTCACCGCGTGTTTTTCCAGCGCGAGCAATTCCATCTCGTCGAGCACATGGTTGATCGAATGCTGGATCGTTGGATGCGAACGCACTCCACCCGCCCATTCCGGTTCGTGGATGTGAAGGATAGAGTCGGCGGCCAGATCGCGGTTTTTTCCACTGTCCTCCAGCATCCGATAGAAAACCGGAGCACCCCATGCGTCGAGACCGACACCGTCGATGGTTTCCTGCGAGCCGAACTGATCGCCGACTCGGTGGGACTCGATCAACTGGATGCGTGGTTCGCCCTGAGCGTCGCGGGTCTTGTGGATGAAGTATTCGCCGTCGATGTCCATGCCCCGGCAGACGAGCGCCTGGCATTCCTCAAACGAGAAGCGGCGAGTCACTTCACAGCGTGGCGACCACATTGCGAAATACGCCTCCGCAGCACGGTTCCACTCAGGATCTGGCGACTGTGCTTGCACGCGAATGCCGTCGCCCGTCGAGTAGATCGCCATGTTCGCGACGAGCTCGCGCACGAACCCGGAGTTCTTGTGCATGTAGCGCGACTTGCGAACCAACTCGGTGCGGACACCCGGCGTGAGCTCGTTGCGCGCGTCGGTGGGCGATGCCCCCGGCACGCTGCCACGGCGGGGCGACCAGTTTGCCGACTCGTAGGGTGATCCCCATGCCTTCGGAAGAAGGATCGGCGGCAAAAGCAGGTGCGCGATGTGCTTGAGGCGGTTCATTTCGGGAGGTAGCCGGAGATGAAGGATGCGACGGCGATGCGGGGTTTGCCGTAGGTGGCCGGATCAAGGACGCGGAGCGCATGGCCACATTCTTCAAGGACCTGATCGACAGGCATCGTGAACTGCTTCGAAGCCGAGCTGCCGGCCTCGTTCCAGGTCATGAGGGTTTTGCCTTCGATCAGAAATTCCTTCGCCCGCTGCTGGATGGCGAGCACCTCGGAAATCGTGAAACCAGTGATAAAGAGTCCGCGGGCCATGCACGGCGGCGGGTGTCAACGGCATCATGCGATCCGCTCGCCGTTCTTCTGAAGCTGGCGTGCCTGGGCAAGCGTGAGTCCGGTCTTCAGTTGCAGGTGCGGCTTGTCCTCGGGACTCTTCCAGCGTCCGCCCCATTCGAGTCCGAGTTCCTCGCCGATCACTCCGCATCGTTCCATCAGCGGACTGTCCCACAGAGGTTGGCCGTTGGCGTCGAAGACCACGAAGTCCCAAGCCACACCAAAGTTGTGCCACGAATAGCCGGGCATGGCGTTGGTTACCTTGGGGCCGGGCTTGGTTCGGCCATGAGCATAGAGCTCCGCCTGTTCCTCATAGTTCCGCAGGCCGCAGATCACCTTTACGTTGATCCCCTCGGCACGGCATCGCACCAGCCATTCGCGGGCCTTCGCCTGGGCGCTGGGAACCAGGGTGGAGATGTTGCTCTCGGATCGAGAATCGAAGGTTGGAGCCTGCGAAATCAGCCCGAGTTTGGCAGCCACCGCGTAGGCCGTTTGGTCGCCCGGGATGCCGTCAGCGATGATTCGCAGGAACGACTGGATCTTTTTCCACAGCAGCGCACTCATGGCTTACTTGGCGGTGCGGGGATCGACGACGATTTCAAAGCGGCCGTCGGGATGGACAGTGAGCCGTCCGTCCTTGCTGATAAATTCACCGGTGACGACGGGCGGCGTGGCGCAGGACGCAAGAAACGGAATGGTCAGAATCGCCATGGCGAAACAGAACAGTCCGATCTTGAACGATTTGTTTGGCTTGCCGTCGTCGAAGAGGTCGCCGAGCACGACGACCAGTTCTTTCACGGCGAGTGCGGCGGGACCGGCGGCGAGCATGTATTTCGCCATGCCGGGTTCGAGCAAACTGGCAACGCCGGTTAGATCGAGAGCAGCGAGTGTGGAGAGGGCGGAACCAACAAAGGTGAGGAAGCGAAGAATGGTGACAGTTTTCATGACTCCCTGTCCGGAGTGTCAACCGGTGCGGCCATGATCGACTCGCGTCCGACGATCTTGAGCATGGTGGCGGCGGCAGCCTGTTCCGCCTCACAGTCGAAGTAGTGATTCGGTCGTGAGCCGATTTGTTTCCACATCCACTGGCCCTTTTCCTTGATGCGCTGCTCGCTTTCCATCTGGGCGAGATAGTCATCTTCGATGTCGTCAGGGACTTCCCATGTCGGGCCTTGGGCTGGATCCTGATTGCGCCGCAGGCGAGCGAGCGTGTCCTTGATGTTGAGGTTGCTCCAGTAGTGGACGTGGCAGTGTTGGCGGTGCGATAGCACTACCTTACGCCGGGGCGAATAGAACCGCTGGACGGTTTTGCCGTCGCGCCCCTTGTGGGCATAGACCGGACGACGGTCGCCGATCAGAGCCACCCAGCCACGTTTGGCGCACTCACGATAGACGTCGTAGGTCGCATAGCCGGCGTCGAGGAAGACAAGGCTCGGATGCACTTCGAAGCGTTCCTGTAAAATGTCGATGTCGGTGAATGTTAGGATGCGCTCGTTCCACATCAGACGACTCGACCCCTCCGCAGACCACGAGCGGACCACAACGAAGAGGTGATCCATCTGGCAGTCCACGGTGATAAAGCGCAGCGGGATGAGACCGGTTCGCTCGGGCAGCGGGGCCGCAAGGATTTTGCCGCTCTTCGGATCAATCGCGCCCTCTTCCTCCCACGTCTCGCCACGCTTGTAGCCGGATTTGACGATTTCGAGTTTGTAGTCTTCGACATACTCACGCCACGGCAGACCAAGCCGTTTTTGATAGAACTGCTGCAACAACGAGACGTCGCCCTTGCGCGCCGCCGCCTTCGCCCGCAGGTAAAGTTCGGCCAACTGCCCCCAGCTCATCGCGCACAAGGCATTCCAGTGAAAGCCTACGTTTTCCTTCGAGGCTTTCGGATTCTTGGTAACGAAAGCACCGGTGGCATTGAGCTCACGCCGGGTGCGCTCGCCATCGTTGAAGTAGTGATTACATGACTCGCAACGCATCGCGGCGGTGCGCCGGACTTCGTCAAAATCCCACTCGCCGGATTCATCCCTCGCCGACTTACTCCACTCGACGCATTCCCATTTGAAAGGCTGGCGGTGATGGCACTCCGGGCAAGCGAATGTCCACTCGCGCTGGTCGGTCATCTCAAACTTGCGGTGGGTGTCGTCGTCCTCCTCGCCGCCCTGGCTCATGAAGATGCACTTGCCGAGCCAGCCGAAGGCGGTGACGCGTGCCTCGGCCTCGGCCATGTGACCCTGCGGCCAACGCCATGTCTCGTCACCGATCAACCAGCGGATCGAACGCCGCTGGAGGTTGGTCTTGTTATGCGCCCCGAGAATCCACAGCATCATTCCATTGTTGAACTGGATCGCGTTGTTCTTGCGCTTGTGGCGGTGGATGCCGGTGGGCATGAGCCGAGCGACCGGCTGGCACTGGTCGAAGAGTTTCTGCAGGCGCGACTCGGAATAATCGCGGGCGTCTTCGTCGGTTTGGTCGAGCCACAGGGCGGGCCCCGGCAGGTTGGAAATGATGTAGCAGAGCGTGAGTTCCGGGGCGGTGGTCTTCGACGACTGCACCGAGGCGATGATTGAGACGAGCCGGATGCGCGGATCGACCAGCGATTCCATGATTTCGCGAATCCACGGCGAGTTTTCCGAACGGAAGCGTCCCGGGTTGGGCGAATACGGAATGGCCTCGATGTGATCCTCACACCATTGCCAGGCGGGGCGGCGGTCGGGTGGTTGCCATGCCTCACGTCAGATTTCCTTGAGGACTTTCATGACTCGTGGAGGCAAAGTAGGACTTCATCAATCGCCTTGCGGCATTCCCGCTGGATGCCGGTGGCATCGAGACCGGAAAGCACGGGCGGCAGCTCGTTTTCGAATTTGGCCCGCAGAATGGAGGCCGCCTGGGCGACCAGGCCGATCCATTCCTCGCGAACTTTGGTGAGGGCGACGTATTCGCCCTTCTTTACCGCGATGCGAAGCTCCCGCTCTTCGACTTCTGCTAGAAGTTTGCGAGCCTTGAGCGCCTCCTCGTTGCCGACCGGCACGCGTCCGGCGTTGAGGCCGCGGAGCCGGACGAACTCGCGCCAGTCGGCCACTGGCCACATTCCGTTAGACAGCGCCTTGGGTGCGCCTTCCATCTTCTGCCAGGTTGTGAGCGTGCGCCTGGAAACCCCAAGCGCTGCGGCGAGTTCCACGAGCGTATTGGCATAGGCGAGGGTTTCCGAGCTGCCCGCCGCCCGCGATTCGATACGGGCACGTTCCGCAACAGTGAGCGGTTTGCCCGCTGCGACCTTCTTCACGATGTTCTGGAAGTCGGCATCGAGGATCTTCCCGGCGACTTCCGGATCGAGAGATGGTCGCCCGTCATCATGGGGCCGTGGCTTGCTCATGCTTTCACCGCCACCCATCCGGCGAAGTTCAGGTGCCGCCAGAAACAATCGACCGACGTGAAACCTTCCTGGTGGAGAAGTTCCTCGTTCCATCGAGCGGTGACAGGAACCAGCACGCCTTCAAGCGACATCCGTTTGCGGTCGATCTGGCTCTCCGAATAACCATTCTCGCGCTTGATGTTGAGGAAGAGATTCACGAACGCCTCGTCGAGCTTCGAAGTAGCGCCGAGCACCTTCTCCACCAGGATGAAGGCACCGCCCGGAGCCAGCGACTCGAAGACGCGGCGGATGATCTGCTGGCGGTATTCGATAGGGGTGAATTGCAGGGTGAGCACCGAGAGCACGAGGCTGGATGTCACACTCGGGAACTCGTGGCGCAGGTCGGCAGACTGGATGGTGACGCGATTGCCGTGCGGTTGGTAGGTGAAGTTCTGACGTGCCGCATCGATCATCGGCTCGCTGATCTCCAGGCCAATGTAATCGTTGGCAGCGCCGAAGTTGGAGACGAAGGGCAGGAGCGCCTGACCACGGGAGCATCCCATGTCGATGATGGCAGTGCCGGGCTGCACGAAGCGCCGCCCCACCTCGTAGGTCACCATTCGCATCGCGTTGTATTGCGGGATGCTCCGCTGGAGCATGTCGTCGAAAACCGCTGTCACTTCCTGATCGAACTGCCAGGCACCACGGGGGGATCACCTCATCACGTTGGGCTTCACTCATGCCCGCGTGGCGGATGTCAACGCGGCAGCCGTTTGACGATGCGCGTGCCCTCGGTCAGGCATGTTCCTTCCTCCGTCACCCAGAAGCACGGGATGGCGAACTTTGCATACATCTCGCGGCTCCGTGGATTGCTCTCGATGGCGACGTATTTGGAGTCCTCACCATGGATCGGAAACACATCCTTCTTGAGCAAGTATTCCTTGATGGCTGGTGGATTCCACCAGCCCTTCGGGGCGAAACAAGCGTCCTGTGGTCGCCAGCCGGTTTCCTGCTCGATGCGATCCAGCGTTTGGATCGTCCAGGTCACGGGGCGGGCGGTGATCAGGACGACCGTATGAGGTCGGACGAGCTCAACGAGCCATTGGCGATATTGCTCGCCCGCGATTCGCTTGTCCGTTCGGACTGGCGTGGTGCCGCGTGCCGGATTGTTAGCAACCAGCGTGTAGTTTAGGTCTAGCAGGATGATCATAGGGTAATCTGAAGACGTTGGGAGAAAGAGTCCATGGCGCATTTCACGAGATCCATGCGAGTGCCATCCGGATAGGGCAGGTCGAATTCGAACTGAATGGCAGTGCGAAGTTTTTCCAGGTCCACAGGGAGGGCCGACGTGCAGGCCGCGTTGATATTGTTGGAAAAGTCCGCCACCTTCACTGAGCGGAAGAACGGGCCGAACAGGTCGCGGAACTCCGACTCGGTGTGATACTTCTGGACCTTGGGCTTGTCCTGAAAGTCACCGATGCGGATGCCCGGTTCATAGTCGAGGCGGAACGCGATGTTGCCCGCGTTGGATTCATTCATGAACGCCTTGCCATTGACCTGCCGCCAGCCGGACTCCCCTGCTGAGGATGCACAGGCATAGACCTTGGTGTCGGGGCGGCAGAGAGCAGCGCACAGGCAGGCGATGTGCTCGCGGTCTTCGCGGAACGGCACGGAGTTGAGAACGCTGGCAATGAAGATGCTGGTCCAGTCCTTGCCTGCTGCAACTTCTGCTAGGAATGCACGGGCGAGTTCCACGCTCTCCGCTTTGTTGATGCCCCCTGGTCCGAGGCGATACGGCTCGAATGGCGTGCAGTCGATACCCGCTTGCCGCAGGAGGAAAGTTTCCGTCAGGTGGCCAGCACCGAAGTCGAGAATGGTCGTGCCGTGTTCCTTCACCCAGCGGGTGCGATCCGTCGCCTTGCCGATGTCGAAATCCTTGCATGGCTTCGCGCCATGGGTGGCGAAGATGAAGCCGTTGCCGAGTTCGCGCCGGACGCGGCGTGCGCGGCGGAACGAATTGAAGCGGAGCATGTCGGCATACCGCGTATGGATGTCGAAGTCCATCGACAGCAGGTTCATCATGGCCCGGGCGAATTCCGCTTCTTCATCGGTGACGAAAACCACGGGCGCAAATGCCGCACCTTTCTCTGCCAGCATTTCTAACCTGCCGATGCCGTTGATGACGGTCAGATCCTCACGGCAGACGATGGGCATGAGGATACCGTGGCGATGCAGCGTGCGGGCGAGGTTGCGGGCATACTGGATCCAGCGGCCTGAGTTCACCTTGCAGAGATCCTTCACCGCGACTTCCGCGGGCTTGAGGCACCGCAGGAATCCATTGCTGCCAACTTCCTTGTCGGGAATGCGGGAGGCGAGCGCCTGGATGTCCAGCGATTGCAGTTCACTTGTGACCCGTCCGGGTGTGCTGTTGAAATCGAAGTCATTCGTCGCCCGGTTGAACACGATGTTGAGCGCCTTGCGCTGGTCGAGGTCGAGTGCCTTGGTCCGAGACACCGGGACATGCGTGGCACCCATCCGCTCAGCGACGAGGTGGCGCTGGTGACCGGATAAGATTTCGCCATCCGTGTCAGCGAAAATCGGAGCGATGAAGCCGAGCTTCCGAAGTGATAGTTCGATCAGATCGAGCCGCTCGGGCACTGCCGACCGTGGGTTGTAAGTCGATGGCCTAACGGCGTCGATGGATTCAAGGGTGATGTTCATAGTCCGAGGCGGCTGCGGATTTCCTGAATGACCGAGTCCTTGTCGAAACCGGCTTCCTGTTTCACGCGGTCGCACCACGCGATGAATTCTTCTTGGCTGATGCGGAACCGATAGAGGCCGACCGCGACCGTGACATCACTCTTGTCGAGTTCCTTGTCGTGGCGGTCGTCGTCGTCATCCTCATCGTCGTCATCGCCGCCGGGATTGAGCAGTCCTTCGAGGTCGGCAGGCTCGAATCCGGCGAGGATCGTGTCGAAGTCGATTGCCTTCCACTCGCTGGCGATTTTTTCGAGTTCATTGAGATCGACCGAGGAAAGTTCGGCCAGCCGGTTGTCAGCGACCAACACGGCGAGTTCATCGTTCTCGCTGGCGAAGTCCTGATAGTCCACGGGGACAACTTCCGCGCCAAGGTGCTTCGCCGCCATCAGACGGCCGTGGCCGGATACGATCAGGCCGGTGAGATTGGAGACGGTGATCGTTTGTCGCCATCCGAAGTAGCGGATGTTTTTGGCGAGCAGTTCGATCTGCCGCTGCGGGTGCGTGTTCGGGTTGCGCGGGTTGGGTTTCAACTCACCCACCGGCACAAGCTTGTCGAAGCTGCACCAAACTTCGATGCCATTGGCGAGGGTGCGGGCTTTGGGAGAATCATCCGTCATCGCTGCTTTGAATGGTGTCAACGGCATGGGTGACTTGCGCGAGCAGCGGGAGGATCGCTTTCCACGCATCCGGCGGGCACCATCCGAGAGCGAACCATTCGCGACTGCCGGCCACGTCGCGCCATTCCACGGTGTCCGGGGTTTCGCGCCGCATGTCGGGTGGTCGGTAGCGGAATACGGCGCGTGCGAGACGACCGTGGCGGTCGAAGCTGAGTTGTTGGAGACGAGCCTTCATGACAGTCCCTCCGCATCCAGCCAGGATTCCAGATCAGCGAGCGCGGCCCGGACGCATCCGCCGCTGCCGACCGCGATCCGCAGCGAGGTGGCTTCATCGACTGGCCAGTGACGGCGGAGCATCGTCGCAAGTTCCTCGGTGGAAGGTGCAGCGAGTTTGATCGACTGGAAGCGCGTCTGGAACCTTTCGGTTAGCAGGTCGAGTTGCAAGTTGCTAGTGCCGATCACCGCACGCCCTGGTGGCAGGCGGTCGAGATAGCTCAGGAGCAAGTCCTGTGCATCCCGCGTGCAGCGGTCCATTTCGTTGATGATCTTCACCGAATAGACTCCGAACAGCGAACAGACTCCAAGCGTGCCCATCCACTGCTTCACCGTTTCGACGGTGACGAGCTTGCCGTTGAACTCCTCGACCGCGAAGCGCGTGCCGGAAAGCGTGTCTGCTATCATGTCGGCAATGCTGGTTTTGCCAACACCGGGCGGGCCGTAGAGCAGGAGTTTTACCGGGACGGCGGGATCGTCGTGGAGCTTGCGGGCTTTGGCGATCAGACGAGTGGCGACTATGGCGGCAGGGCCGCAAAGGTCATCGGGTCCAGTAGGTCGCCACGCCAGCGGTGGACTTACAGGGCACGGCGACGGGGTTGGCAGAATCTTCAAGGTTCGTGACATGGGAATATGGATTGGGGTTGATGATGGCCCGGGCGACGGCCTCCGCGCCCTTGCGGTAGAGGGTGACGGCGAGCAGTTCGCCATCCACCCTAACCGACCAGTAGCGCGTGGCGTAGCCATCGGGTTTGCGGTATTTTTCGACTTCGACCTTCATTAGAAGTTGTAGTCGTGGAAGTGGCGGCGACCGGGGATGACCGGCTCACCGTTGGTGGTGCGGAACCAACCATCCTTGCGGAGGCTGGCGCGATGAATCGCCCCTTCGGGATTGGGCGAGTAGTTGTAGGTCTGCTCGGTGTTGTTCACGCAATGCCCACCAAATCCACCGGCGATGAACTCGGGTTTCCATCCATCGAGAATGGAAATGTCCTCCTGCATCCAGATGGTTTTGCCGCTGGGGCTGATGCGGGTGATCGTGCAGGCCGTCCGGTCGGAGTAGTGGCATACGCTCGCGCCATTACCAACGGTCGGTTTCCATTCGGGTGCGCTCATTTGTTCCAGCCCTCCCTGCGGATACGGGTTTTCAGCGTGTTGGGCGAAAGGCCGAAATGTTCGGCGGTCTGCTTCACGCTGCGGCATTCCTCCCAATGGGAGCGGACCTGTGACCAGTGCTCGTCGCCGTGGCCGGGATTGCCGACCTTCTTGGCGGGCTTGGATGCCTTCGCCTTGGGTGTCGTGGCCTTCGCTGGCGTTGGTTCAGGCTCAGCCGCGTCGGCGAACGCGTCGTAACGTCCCGGGCTGGGATCAGGCACCGGTCGGGTGAGCGGCACGACATTCGCGGCGGGGGTGACGTTGCCGTCACCACCGGCGAGGATTTCCGCGACGATTTCGCGGATCAGTGGCACCGGTATTTCGGTGATGGTGAAGACCAATCCGTTGAGCGTCTTGCGCCCGATGGACTGCTTGAGATGTTTCAATGCCTCGCCTCGGGTGCGTCCTTGGTAGCGGCCTTCGAATACGTTGGTTTCTTTGTCGTCTGCGACGATCCAATACAGTTTGTTCATTGTGGTGTTTGGTTATGGTTTGGGGTTGGTGACGTTGCCGTCGGTATCGATCCGGACGCTGAACACCAGCAGTCCGGTTTGAGTTTGCTTGGCGAAGTCGGCGCGGAACTCGCGGGCATGGATGCCGGCCATCGGATCGACCGGCAGGATGCGCCGGGCGTGGAAGCCGTTTTTCTCAAGCTCGCGGATGCCTTGCTGCATCGCCTTGGTCAGGTGGTTGTTAGTGATGGATGCTGTTGTCATAGCATCCCTCATCTGCCCGTCTGATCGGGCGCGTCCATGTCTTTTTTCGTCTTTCTGTTGGATGGATTTCATGACGGAAGCGGGCGGTTGATTTGGATGGTCCGGCCTTTGGTTTCACCGGCGACGTAACTGCCGGAATGCAGGTTGCGGCGGCGTTGGTTGCGGTTGCGGAGCTTGCCGTATTTCTCCTCGACGTAGCGGGCGATCACCGCCTCCTGATCCACGACGACCAGTCCGTATGCCTGGCGCTGGTCGGTGGCGTAGGATTGCTCGGCGCGTTCCTTGGCTGCCTTGAGTTCGGCGTTCAGTCCGTCGCGCAGGCCCCGGTAGTAGGATGCCTTGTCGGGGTTGGCGTGGGTCAGTTTGAACTCGTTCCAACAGCGGAAGAATGTCTGCCGCAGGTAGTTGAATGCGTAGATCGCGAAGTCGATGTCGGCGGCGGCACCGATGATGTCCACCGGTGTCCCGCGACCGTTGGGCATCAGGATCGTCTTCACGTTGAAGTGCGCCTGCAGGATCGAGAGAATCATCAGGTCTGCCGGATTGAGGCTCTTCGGCAGATCGACCTTGCCTTTGTTGACAGTGAAGGACGCGCCGCTGGATTCGCCGCGTTCCATGCGGAGGAGCGCCGAGTCAATGTTGTGGCGGGTCATCAACTCCTGCGCCTTGGCCAGTGCCACCTTGGCTTCGTTCTCGGTGGAACCGCGGGAGCGGTCGGCCAGTCGGAGGAGCTTGCGGATTTTATCGAGGATTTCGGATTCTGATTTCATGGGATCTTGGTGGTTGGGGTTAGATGTCTTCGTCGGGAATTCCTGCGGTGATGACGTCCACCGGGATGTGGGTGGAGCCGCCCGCATCGCAGAGGTCGGCATAGCGGATCTTCGCGGCCTTGAGTTCGGCGCGGGCGGATTCCAGATCATCCCAGCTTTCGAGAAATACCCGGCGTGGGCGACCGGCGAGAACCGAGCTGCGTCCGTAGGTCGAGTGGCCGTAGAGCGTCGGCTTGTTGGAGCAGTAGGTTTCGCCGCGTCCGAATTCGAGGGTCAGGCTGCGGTGTTGTTTGACGTATTCAATGTCCATGGTGGTGTGTGGTTGGGTGGGTTGTTAGCGGCGGACGCGGCGGGAGAGCTTGCGGCGGGAGGCAGGCGTGTTGTCGCGGATCATCTGTGCGACCCGCTCGGTGCTGCCGTCGGTGAGCCAGATGCCCTCGTCCTTGCGACGTTGAATCTCGGCTTGTGCGAGTGGCAGTTGGTCCCCGAACATGAAGTCTGGGGTCATCTTGAGTTGGGCGTCTTTCCAGTTAGTGAAGTCGATGGTGCTCATGTTAGTATTGGTTGCGGTTGAATTTTCAGCGGAACGTCAGTTCATCGGCTTGGATCTCGCGGATTCCGTGGACCTCTGCGCCGTTCTTTTCGACCCATGTATTGAGCGCCTCGACGCTCTTGAATGTCTTGTGCCAGGGGGCGGACTTCATGCCTTTTACTCCGTGGGCCTCTATGGATAGTGTTGTTGCTTTCATCGTCCTTCATCTGCCAGTCTGATTGGGCACGTCCATATCATTTTTCGTCTTTCTTTCGGGTGATAGCTGCATGGATTTATGGGGCCTATTCGTAGTTGCGAATGGCGATGAAAGTCGGGAAGCGTGGCACACCGTCGGGCGTCAGTTCGAAGTAGCGGACGGTGACGATCGAGCCGATGGCCGGCGGGGTTTCCCTTTCGGCGTCGGTGAACCCGGACCCTGCGCGGAACGTGGTTCCGTCCCTGAGTTGGCAGACCAGCGCTCCGAGCCGCCCCGTGTGTTTGCCCTCGCCGTCCTGGTGACCGATCACGGTGGCCTCGTCGTCGATGAATCGCTTGAGCTTGCGGAGGTGGCCGGACCTCTTGAATTCATAGGGTGAAAGCGGGGCGCGGAGCATGACGCCCTCGCCTTTGCCGTTGAGGATGGAACGCTCGAAATCAAGCAGGGCGTTATCTGACTGACAGCGCACTTGCTCGACTATCAAGACATGGCTGGGGAGTTGCAGGGCTAGCAACGTGCGTTGGCGGTCTTCTGTCGGCCCGTCGGCTTGGACATCGAAGACCAAATACCTAACCGGTGACCAGTCGGCGGTCATGGATCGGACGATACTCACCGCATCGTTGAACTTCCCTCGCCCGACGAACAGCTCGCCGTCCAGCGGCAGTGCGGGCAGTCCTGCTTTAAACCAAGCCGGGGCGTGGAAGATGTTGCCGCCACGGGAGCGAAAATGTTCCCCGTCCCAAATGGCGCGGACTCCGTCGAGTTTTTCTGACATCCACCAGCCGGCCGGCCGCATGGTCTTGTCCCAGTTTTTCGCCAGCATCGGTGGCTTCGTCGTTAGGTTTGGAGTTATTGCTTTCATCATCCCTCATCTGCCAGTCTGACAACTTGAGTCCATGTCATTTTCGTCTTTCTTTCGGCACAAAGAGGCGTCCGGTAGATAGTTAATTGGCACGGTGCATGAGCGTCATGATGCGTGCCAATTCCACATCATTCGGAGTGCTCCGAATCTGTTTTGATTGGCACGTTTTATGAGTGAAACGATGCGAAAATATTTTGTCTTTTTTCCTCTAACTCCACTTAGCCATGGACGTGAGGTGGCACCATGGCAGATATTACCCATGACAACGCCGACCATGTCCCGCCGCTTCGGAGTCGAGATCGAATTCCTCTCCACCATCACCAAAGAGCAAGCCGTCATGAGCTTGAGAGCCGCAGGCATCCGGGTCGAATCTTCCTACTACTCCCACGACACGACACCGCACTGGAAGATCGTCAATGACGGCTCCTGCGGTTTGGAACTCGTCTCACCAGTTCTCGAAGGCGAGGCCGGCATCGAGGAAGTCAGGATCGCCGCCGCCGCACTCGAAGCCGCCGGTGCCCAAGTGGACAGGCGGTGCGGACTCCATGTCCATTTCGACGCCCGCACGATGTCACTCAAGGCGGTGAAGAACCTCTTCAAGATGTGGCTGAAATTCGAGGACGTTCTCGATACCTTTCAGCCCGCTTCCCGCCGGGGCAACGCCAACACCTACTGCCAGACCAACCTCTCCGGGGAACCGGTCGGAGCGGGCGACCATCGCGGCCAATGCTCCCGCATTTTCCGCAAGATCGACGCCTGCCGCAGCATCGAGGAAATGAAGGCGCTCTACCCCTGCCGCTACCGTAAGCTGAACATCCATTCCTACTTCCGCCATCAGACGCTGGAAGTCCGCCACCACTCGGGAACCACCGATCCAGCCAAGATCACCAACTGGGTGCGGTTGATGGCCCGCATGTTCGACGCCGCCGAAGCCGCAGCCACTGTCCGCAACCGCCCAGAAGATACCGGCATCGGAATGAGCCGCATGAAGTGGTTCTTCCAAGCCATCAACGCCAAAGGCCTGAACAAATTCTACACCGCCCGCGCCAAAAAACTGGCCGCCTGATTTCCACCAATGACAATGACCACCATGAACACCGAATACCACACCATCGACGGCGCGACATTTTCCGCCGTCGATGCCACCGACCTGATGACCCAACTGCGGGCCGACAGTTTCAACCCGGAAGCCGACGTGCCGTCCTACTGCCGCGCCACCGCACGGGCATCGAAGATGCAGACCGGAAAAACGCACCGCCCGTGGCCGCCGAAGGCACTGGTCGAAGACATGCTTGCATCCGGCCTGATCGCCACCGGCAAGCGCCACCCGGAATGGGGAATCCCTAACGAATGAACGGCCATGGCATACCGAATCATGGAACCACGCTTTCCGCTGGGAAGGACAGTCGCCACACCGGGAGCAATGGCGCTCGGCATCGACCTGGCATCCTGCATGCACCGCCACCATTGCGGCGACTGGGGTGACCTCGACGAATGCGACAAGCAGGCGAACGAGGATGCTCTGATCCACGGCGACCGCATCCTGAGCCACTACAAGCTCGGCGGTGGTCGGCGTATCTACATCATTACGGAATGTGACCGGGCCTCAACCTGCATCATGCTCCCCGAGGAGTATTGATCCACGCGACGATCCGTTCGATGAAGTCCAGGTCGAGCTGCTTCTCGGTCAGCCGGATGACCGTCCAGCCTGCCAGCACGGCTTCAAGATACTTCTCAGCATCCTTGGCATAACCCGCTCCCCGGTTGTGCCGACCGGCACCGCGCTGGAAGATGCCGCCTTCGATTTCGATCAGCGTCCGACTCGCCGTGTGTCCGAAATCCGCCCGCCATTTGCGGGTGGGGTGGAAGTGGACTTCCCGCTCCAGAGGTGGACCTTGCGCCACACGCCAGAGGAAGAGAAACCGGGATTCGAGCTTGGAGCCTGCCATTTGATCCGGCCCGCCAAGTCAACCATTCAATGGGAAGTTGCGCACTGCGCGGCGATGGGAAGTAGGTGGGAAGCAGAGACCCCAACTTCCCACATTTTCGGGCGTTTGCTTCGAAGCTGAAATCGGCTGTAACCGTTGATTTTACTAGATTTTCCTCGTGCCCAGCGTCCCCGTCCAGACCTCCGTTATGTGGGAAGCGCGAAAATAATTTATCACGTAAATTCAACGAGGGTCGGAACACCCCCGCCTCGGTCCTTGACGGCTAGAAGACTCCCTAACTGGTCCCGGCGGGTTTCAGGCATGCCCCTTCTTCCTCGCCCACATGTCTCGTGCGTTGTGGGATCTGCTTGCCCACTCAAGGTTATCGACACGATTGTTTTCCCTGTTGCCATCAATGTGATTGACCACTGGATGATTCCTCGGATTTTCCAGAAACTCCATGGCCACGACCCTGTGTGCCAACATCCACTTCTGATAGCCATCGATCATCAAACCGATGTGGATGTAACCGTTGTGAGCTTTGGTTCCTTTGAGCGAACCCCTGAGTTGATGCCTGAACCTGCCAAACGTCGAAACCTCGTATCCAGGGGCTTAAGTGATGGACTTCCAGTTCTCTTCGTCAATGCTCATGCTAGGTGACTTCGTTTCGAAGATGTCGAACGTCATCTGCATTACTCTTCGCTCCTCCGATTTTCTTCAATCGTGATCGTTATCTTAGCACGCTGCGCGTTGTGCGTTTGAACCTCTTCCATCGCAGCGATCACGTCCGGAGTGAGGTCGATGGCGACGTGTCCTGGCAGTTCGACCATGAACCGCGCACCTTCGTCTAGGAGTCGTGTGAGTCGCTGAGTTGGAGTGGTCATGATTTGGTGAGTGGTTGCAGGGGCGGGAGTTGAACCCGCAGAGGCGAGGGTATGAGACTCGCCTGGGACCGTCCCTCCCTGCGGTTGGTTAGAGTGCCTCGTAGATGTCGAGGATCAGCTTGAAGTCTTTCTTGAGTCCCTCGCGCCGATCTTCGTCCCATTCATCCACTGGTGCCTTCTGGGTCTCGCGTGCCCACCAGCGGCGGATGCGATTGAGCAGGGCGAGATATGTGACATAGCCACGGTCGGCAGGGTCGCCCTCGACCTCATTTTCTGTAGCAATGCGACCAAAGTTGATGGACTTCTGGAGGCGGCGATAGCTAAGCGCGTGCTTCTCTGCCATTTCGAGCCAGTATTTTTGCTCCTCGGAATCTTTCAGTTTCGCCACCGTGCGGTGATGGCGGAAGGTCAAATTTTTGGCGCGCGCCAAAAAATCAACCCGCTTGGCGACGTGGGCGTAGCCGGCCAGAGTCTGATATTCCAGCCCTGTGCATGCGATGGCCTCGTTGTATTTCTCGCCCCACTTGTTCTCGGCGTAGTTGATCCAGTCTCCGATCATGAAACCGATGGAGCGTTCAGCGTTCCCGAGCTTGCGGCCGATTGATTCCCACTCTTCGAAGCTGAGATCGCCGTGAAACTCAATCCCGCATGGGGTCATCGTGAATTTACTGTTGATCGATTGCAGGTCGGTAAGGGTGTCCATGTTTTTTCTTTCGGTGATGTTTGGTTCGTGAGTTTCGGTAAATCTTGCGTGCCTTCTCGCTGCGCATGGCGCGGGACGGCTGGAGGTTCAGGTGAGTGATGATGTCAACACACCTCTTGGAGACGGCGGCGCGAGTGACTCCGTGTCGGTTGGCGATTGCGGTCATGCTCTCGCCGTTGTAAGCGCTGAGTCCCAGAGCCACGGCCAGGCACTCCACGGTGAGCCGGGTGTTCCCTTCGGCGATCAGGTCAGCGACGAAGAGACGAAGCGCGTCAATGGCGTCATGCGTCACAGCGCCGGCCTTTTCGCCTTCATGATCGACTAAGGCCGCGATGTCCGGCGTGTGGCTGGCTCGCGTTGATTCCGCCATGTCGTGATCCGGTGCGCCGTTGCCATGCCGTTGCAGGCAGGGTTTGAGCAGGCCGAGCTTCTCAGCTTCCCGACGTTCTGCGAGGGTCATGGACTTCACCCATGCCTCGTAGTCCCGTTCGTATTGGGCATCCTTCTTCGCCTGTTTTTTGGCGTAGTCGTCGGAGTTCATTTTGAACCTCCTTTCAGCCGATCTAAAACTGATGGCGCTGGTCCCTGAAAGGGAGAACCAGAGCGCGCGAATCTCGGTTTACCGATTCGCGCTCTGTTTACCTTTAGGTAAACCATCATCATGCCAATCAGCATGCTAATCAGCTTGTTGCTTATAAGCTGTGATTTTCTGTTAGATGCGATGGGTTCAAACGGGTTCAACTCAATTTGAATCCGGGGTGCAAACCCTGCTCGAATGACGGGTTCAAACTCCATGGCGACTCCCCCTCCATAGGCGGGTTGCTTTGTCGAAAACGAAAGGTGATCCCTTCCGCATGTTGGCGAGGCAGTGGAAAACCCGCTGGGCTTCCTTGAGCGTGCAGTCGCCGTCGATCTCGGCGATCCGGTCGGAGACGTAGGACAGCACGGCGGACTCCTGAGGGACCTTTCCATTGGCGAGCGGCGGCATGGTTTCAACGGCGCTGGCGTAGCGGTCGGCCGCGCTGCCCATCTTATAGGTGGCCTTCGCCTTCTCGCTCTTGGGATTGCCCTGAGGAGCCTTGAGTTGGGCAGGGTCAGCGTTTCGGTCGGTGATGAAGATCGACTCGCACCAGCGGACGACGAATGGCTTTACAGGCGGCAGGGCGCGTAACGTGAGGTCGATGACATGGGCGTCGTCTTCCGCGTGAGGTGTCATGGTCAGGATCACGTCGGGGTCACGGGCAAACACACCCGAGCCTCCGATCCGGTCGATGGATTCTTTGCCCGCCTGGTTGCCCTTGGAGAAGTGCGCGCCGAAGACGGCCGCAGCTCCGGACTTCAATGCCAGTTGCTCGACCTCGTTGAGAAGGCTGGCGATGTCGCCGGCGTCGTTTTCGTTCCGTGCGCCGAGGCCCTTGTAAATCGGGTCGATCAAGATGAGCGAATACCCGGTATCGCGGATGCGCCCGAGGATTTTGGGGATGAGCGCCGAGAAGTCGGTCGCATGCCCGCGCAGATTCCAGATGTCGAAACCGGTGAAATCCTCGATCTCCTTGGCCGCCGCAATCCGGATGATCCGGTATTGCAGTGCGAATGGCGGAAGCTCGAAGTTTAGATACAGGGCGCGGCCCTGCCGTGTCGGGAATCCCCACCACGGCGAGCCGGTGGATACCGATAGCATCAGGTCGATCAACGACCAGCTCTTGCGCGCCTTCGACGGGCCGCCGAGCACCATCTTCGCGCCCTGATGCAACACGCCATCGACGAGCTGCGGTGGCTCGGGTTCCGGCTGTCCCATGAACGCATGACCGGGCAGGATTGGCGGCAGGTCGGAATTCGAGTGTGCCGCCTCCCACGCCGTCCATGACTCCGCGCCAAATTCGAGCGCAAGCAAGGCCTGGCGACGAACATCACCATCGACCGTGCGCCAACCGTCCGGGCAGCGCGACAGGCGCGAAGGATTCCGGTTCTGCTTGTCCAGGTTGATGCCGGAAAACCATTCCCAGATGATTTCGACCCGGCGCTTGTATTCCTTCTCGTCCGGAGCATCCACCCGGATCCACGCGTGCAGGCTCTTGTTGCCCGAGTCGATCAAGGCTGCGACCGGCATGCCGCTGGCGATGACCGCATGGTATTGCTCTTCCTTGGGAATCGCTTTGCCGGTCTCGTCCCGGTCGAACTCGACCAGCACATGGCGAAAAGCGGTGACATCCTCGTTTTTAGCGCCGCCCTTCGCCATCGGATTGATGCGAAGGAACAACCCGAGCTTGGTGCCGAACACGCGGTCGATGCCGCCCTTGGCCGCCGCCTTGGATTTCCATTCGGTGGCGGTTAGAGTCACGCCACGGCGCGGAACGATTTCACCTTCCTCGTTTTCTGCTGCCGGGGAGATGGCGACGAATTCATCCGGCTGGAAGCACGCGTCGAGCAGCCTAACAAATCCGTCGTCGATGGTGACTGGAAGTGCCATGGTGGATCGTTCGCGGTGGACTGGTGTCAGTGACGGACGCCGTGGTGCGGCGGGCGACGAAGCCTTCGGCATCGGTGTTGTGCCCGCACCGAGCGGTTCGCGTGAAGAACGGGCATAGACCGAGCGGATGGTCGTCCGCGCCTCGGCTTCGGTGAGCCCGTCGGCCAGCGCACGGGCGAGAAGTTGACCTTCCGTTTCCTCCAGCGGGTGGCCGGCATCGCGGAACTGACAGGTCGCATCAAAGAGTTCGGCATTGCGCATGCCCTCGCTCGCCCCGCGTTGCAGGTAGTCGAGGGTGCGCCGGGGCAGCGATAGCCCGGTTGAATGGTATTTTGGCATCTTGTGGGTGAGTGATCAGCGGTTGGCAAATCGCGCATCGAGGAATTGTTTGGCCTCCTCGAACGTGGCGAGTTCCGGGCGTTGGTGGCCGTAGCGGCGCATCACGCGGACTTGTTTGGGCGTCGCCAGACCGAGCTGGCGGCGGGTGATGAGGCGGTCGAGGATCATCGACGCGTGCCCCTTGCTCAGGATGCTCATGGTATTGAGGCCGAACTTCTGCAGCACATCGAGCTGCTTGTCCGTGGGTGCCTGTGCCTGCCATGCCATCGTCGGGACGTATTCGGCCAAAGCCGCTTCGTTGAGCGAGACGGCAAGCTCCAGGGGATCGAGCACGCTGCCGCTCCGCGACCGGTTCTGGTTGAGCCGGTCGGTGAGCGAACGGGTGCGATCTGCGTTAACCTCTTCTCGTGCCTCTTCCAGGTCGCCCTCGGCACCGAGTTTGTCGGTGAGAGCCTTCGCGTCCGTATCGTCTTCAGCGATCAGGTTTGCTGGACGCATCAGGCTGAGTTCTTCCGCCTGCCAGAGGAAATCGAGCACGAGCAGGTGATCCTTGCCCGGCCAGATCCGCGTGCCGCGACCGATGATCTGCGAATACAGCGCACGGATTTTGGTTGGCCGCAGACACACCACGCAATCAATCGACGGCTCGTCGTATCCTTCGGTGAGCAACATCGCATTGGTGAGGATGCGTGTCTCGTCTCGCTTGAAACGCTCAAGCGCCGCCTGCCGCTCAGTCGTCTGGCCATCGACGTGTTCGGCCAACAACCCGCGGTCGCGACACATTTGCGCGAAGCGTTTCGACACCGCGATCAATGGCAGGAAAACGAGCGTCTTGCGGTGCCGGTGCTCGACCATCACATCCGCAATTTTTTCGAGATAGGGTTCCAGCGCATGGCCGAGATCATCGGCGCTGAAATCACCTGCCGTGGTTCGCACGCCGCGAAGGCTCATTTCGAGCGGCACCGTCTTCACCCGGATCGGTGACAGCCACCCTTGGTTGACCAGGTCGAGCAAGGTCACCTCGCAGGCAATGTTCTCGAAATAGCGACCAAGGTTTTTCTTGTCGCCCCGGTCAGGTGTCGCGGTGACACCTAACACCTTGGCGTGATCGTCGAAATGACCCAGCGTGTTGAGATAACTGTCGGCGAGCGCATGGTGTGCTTCATCAACGACTACCAGGCCGAAGTGATCCCGCGGCCACCGCTCACGGCGCTTTTCACGCATGAGCGTCTGAACCGAGGCAACGACCACCGGAGCATCGAGCGACGCCCGCTCTTCACCCATCTCCACCTGGGCTTCAAGGCCAGTGGAACTGCGGAGCTTGTCCACAGCCTGGGTAATGAGTTCTTCGCGGTGGGCGAGAATCAGCGTGCGCGACGGTTGATAGTCCTGAGCCAGTCGGCTGAAGAGGATGGTCTTGCCACCACCGGTCGGCAGCACGCCGAGCTGGCGGTCGAAATTCTCAAAACCCTTGTGGATGTCCTGCCGGGCTTTCATCTGATAGGCTCGCAGGCCCATTTTGGGAGCCTCGCTCATACGAACCTCCTTTCAGAGACAATGAACTTAGCCAATTCCAAGACCGGTGGTCTTTCCGAGCAGTCGAGCCCGATGCAGGCGTCGATCCGGAACGCCTCACGACCGAGAAGTGTGAGCGCGTCAGTCGGGCCATTAGGATGCCGGCCGCATGCATGCTGAAACTCCACACCTACGGGATCGGCAGCAGCTCGCGCAAAGCGGCGAACATGGACAAGCAGCAGGCTGTGCATGTCCACGAGAAGGCGGGATGCTTGGGCCAATGTTTTCCTGTCCGCCTCGTTGAGTTCAGTCTTGCGGGCGATCTTTGCCAGCCGCCGGCCAAGGTTCCTGGGCTTGGAGTTAGAACGGTTCATTGGAATTGCGGGGTGCGGGTTTAGCGGTGGACTTCGGTGCTGCGGACGCGCCGGGCTTGGAGGTCAGCCAGGCCACGACCTTGTTGCGCTTCTTGCCGTTGTATTCCTCGACGGTGAGTCGCGCCTTGCCGGTGCGGCCGATCAGGTCGTCCGCGATGATTTCGACTTCTTCCTCCGGTGAAACCACTTCGCCGGTGGCGGCGCGGAAGCTGTCGATTTTCCAAAACGCGTTCGGGATGAAGACGAGGAAATCATAGAGGTAACTTCCGAGTAGCGTCTTGAGTTTGAGTTCGATCATCTCATGGCCGGTTTTGGAAACCGTCTCAATGGCGTCGATGACTTCGACCTGATAGTCGCCCGGATCAACGAAATCGGGACGTTCGGTCGGGGTGGATGCGGTGTATGAGGGCATGATTTTAGTTCTTTTTGGTTTTGGTTTGTTTGAGATAGGTCGATGGAGCGGCGTGTTTGACCGACTCTTCCGGGAATGGTTTTCCGCTGGCCATCCGCTGGCTCCAGAGGTCGCGGAATTTGGAGGCTGATAGATTTCCGTAGGCCGCGAGCACCGGGCCGAAACCCATTCGCTGGATGTGGTGGCCGACTGTTTCGCAATCGACGAATTCAGAGCCCTTGCGCGTGACGAGCTTCCAGCCGGGGACATCGCCGCCGGTCCTTATCCGTTCGGTGGCGATCTTCTTCGCCCGCTCGCGGAAGTCCTCGACCACTGCACAGGCTGATAGAAACCGTCCGAGTTCTTCCGGATCGGCGAGCACGGCATCGAAATCGAAGCCGGGTTCCGTCACGGTTAGCGTCTCGCCAACCATCGCCAGACGCGCCGGACAGGTGTCCGCCTTGGCGCACCAGCCGCAGTATTCGCACGGGTTCGGCTGCTTTGCCGGATCGTTGAACGATTTGACAACCTGATCGACGATGGAGTGTGCTTCCTCGTAGGTGAACGTGTGCGTCTCGATCTCGCGCTGGTCGCAGAACAACAGGTGCGCCGTCCATGACGAGGCGAAGTGCGCGCCCATCAATCCGAGGGCATACGCGGCCATCTGCTCGCGGTAGTTTCGCCGCGCACCGGTCTTCAGGTCGAAGTGGGTGAGCTTGGTCGGAACGATGGCATCCGCCGTGCCGGTGAGATTGAGGATCTTCACCCGGCAGTCGTCTTCACGGGCAAGCACGCGCTCGCGACCCGACATCGCCCGCACCATCGACACCGACCAGCTAACAGCGGCGATCTCATCAGCCGTAAGTTTGTTGGCGATCAAGAAGCGTTCTTCCAGTCCGAGCAGTTCGGCACGGAACGCAGTGTCTAACAAAGTTCCGCGCTCAGCGGCAGGGCCGGCCACGGGATTGCTCTCGTAGCACGGGCAAACCGCCAGCTTCGGCAGGTTGGAGGGACGCAGCGCACTCATCGGGCGGTTGCGACCTCCTTCGCCTTGTTGAATTCATCGACCGCCTGCAGGAAGCGATCCGGCGCGTTGAGCACACGGTCGGCGTAATCCTGTGGAACGGAATTCCATGATTCACCCGCCTTGATTTGCTGGCGGTCGATCAAGAATAGAATCACATCCGCCTCACGGGCACCGAATGCCGCACGGAGCTTGTCGGCCAGCGACTGAGCTGCCGCTTCCGGTATCGCGGCGACGGAGCCCCCCGACTCCGCCACCGCGCCGAACACCGGGGCTAACGCCTCGATGGTGAACGGAAGTTTGTCTGGCAATCCGTGACGATTTTTCGCGTCATAAGCCGCAGCGTGCGTGGCGAACAGAACACGTTCCTTGCCGCCGATGCCGCGCATCTTGCCGTTGTCCTTCTCGGCGACCTTGGTGACGTAGTTGCCAAAAAGCACGACGTCGGCCCATTCCTTGAGCAGGGGAGCGACCTGCTTGCTGAGTTTCAGCTCGAACCGGTCGTAGCTTCCTGCCTGATCCGGTGCCTCGAACTTGCGCACCGTGGAGTGGGCCAGGAACACGACGTGCATTCCACGGGCGAGCAGGGCGTCGAGCGAATTGAGGAACCGGGCGAACTCCTCGGCGAGGATCACCCAGCCTTTTCCATACCCAAAATCCTCGATGGATTCCTTGTTGGCCTTCCGGCACAGATGCTCGGCGAGGCGCTTTTCCAGCCAGTCTGCGGTGTCGATGACCAGCGTCCGGAACGGATGGTCCGCCTTGGCGAGCTGCTGGACGGCAGCGGTGATTTCCTCCCAAGTCGTCACCGCATCCAAGCGGGCGACATCGAGGTGATGGGTGCCGCCTTCGGTGTCGAGGAAGACGGGGTCTGGTGTGTGACCGGCGAGCGTCGATTTGCCGACGCCTTCGGGTCCATAGATGACGACCTTCTGAGGTCGGGGGATTCGGCCCCGGCGGATGGCCAGGGGATTGGTGGATTTGGTGTTGGTTTGCATCTGGCGAATGCGGCGGGGTGTCAATTGACCGCCGTCACCCCCATTCCCCGGACATGTCCGGAAAGCGTCCGGAAAAGTGTCCGGTTTTCCCACAAACCATTGATTTACAGTGATGAAATTCTTCGGACATTTTTCAAACCCGGCTCCGGACATGTCCGGAAATCTCAAAAAACTGTCCGGTTTTCGGCGTTT